AGTTCTCCTGTGTACTTGGCATCGAGTGCGGCAACATCTCGCTGACGTGTTTGCATGTCGGTGATTGTGGTATTCGCCAGAACAAGACTCTGCTCAGCAGCATCAGCGCGCAACCGTTCCGTGTGATACTTATCGTGATAGTGGCTTGCAGACCAGATGATGCCGCCCAGCACGCTCACCGCGAGCGCGAAAATAATTATCCGGTAGTGGATCTTCATGACTTACCCCACATGCAGACTTCACGCTCAATCTCCCGCCGGGTGATGAGGCCCTTCCACTGCTTATCACCGGCGTACGTCCAGCGCTGCAGCTCTTTGCACGCGCCCGGAACATCGCCAGCATTCAGTTTTTTCAGCAGCGTGGAGTGACTAAACGCGCCAGCGCCCACGTTGTAGGTAAACGAGTAAAGCGCTGCCCGGGTAGGCTCAGGGATGCGGACCTTGATTAGCGGGTCAATAGCCTTTGCCACCTTACCCAGATCGGACTGCAGCAGGGCATCGCACTCTTTGTCGGTGTAACGGTGACCGCGTCGAACGTCTGCGCCGGTATGTCCATCACATACAGTCCAGACTCCAACGACATCCTGATATGCGTAATACCGCCGCCCTTCCAGCCCGTCAGCATTACCCAGCATGACAGCGGCAATGGTTATTGCGCCCGATCCGCCCAGGATGGCCTTCACGAGCTTACTTTTCAGCGTCGGGTCCATTCTGGCTCCTGTCGCGGCGATTACTTTCGCGGATTTTGAAGTACAAATTTGTCAGGTACGTAAGAACAGCGACAACTATGCCCACCAGCACGCCGATGGCGTTCCACTGCTCAGGGCTGTATGCGTTAAGAATGCCGTTCAACACACTCCCCGCAGAGGCGCCGTAAGCTGCGCCGGTGGTTAATTTATCCATGCGTAACATCTCTCACCTCCGATGGGTCCGGGGTGCTGTGCGGTGTAAAAGGTTCAGGCTCTCCGGATGAATTAACGGCCGTCCTTGATGGGGTTTCCGAGAGCCTGAAATAAAAAAGGCCCGCTTTTCAGCAGGCCTAACTGAGTTGGAAATCTAAGAAGGTAGTCGTGTAACCTTACCATTATCCGTGCAACAGCTGTGTCGAGCAGCGCCACTGACCGATCAGGAGGTGCGGCGAAAGGGTCTGGCCTGGCTCACAATTTGAAGATAGCAGTAGTTTCGAAGCGGGAATAAAAAAGCCTGTCCGGAAGAACAGGCTCAAAAAGCACTTACCAGGTTACATACAGGTGCCGGGTGCCTCCCGGTGACTCGTTACCAGTTATACGAGCCGCAAGCACATATACATTAACTGGATTGCCCCACCGCACAGGGGGATTCACCAGATATAAGCCTATACCCTATATTGAAACGCAACGGTGTTTATTTCAAAAATGTGGCGGCGTTAATGGTCCTGATAAAATCTCAGCCTCGCCGTCATCGCAAATATCATCGCCTTGTGTGAGGTGCCAGATACCAGTAATGATTCTTCCTGTTTCAAGGTCTTCAGTTTCGCCGTCTGTGTAATAAGCAACCTGAACCCTGCCGCCGTACTGTATCCAGTAGAATCCTTCTTCCATAATGATTGTCCTCTGCAAGCTCTGACAGAACTCATAAGGATGACATTATCTGATATGTAAAACGGAATCCAGGCTTGCTGTGCGCTACATAACCTACATCAGAGCCGGACAAAGAAGTGCATGAGTGGGTGTGATGCCGGGTGCCTCCCGGTGACTCTGCGCCAGACCACAGAACCGCGCTACTCACCTGCCTGTCTAGACGCCCCACCGCATAGGGGGATTCACCACAGGCACAGCCTAGTCGTCTTCCTGCCATAAAGCTATTTTTATCTGTATATTTATTCAGTATGAACAACAGAGCATCAGTGCCCTGCTGGCTAAAGTCATGTAAAACATAAAGCTGCCAATAGGCAGCCTGGATTACGTAACAAACACCTTAGCCGCTGAGCTAATTTATTTGCAGGGAAATTTCGACCGCAAAGCTTCAGGGATTACTTTGGTGAATGGTTCGTTAACAGCGCTGGGCGTTGCGATAATGTATTCACTAACCTTTTGCTCAACATGTGCAAGAGAACCGTTCGGGCAATAATCAACTTTTCCACGTCCTGCCTGAAAATCCGCATAATCCTTATCAAGATAAGCAAGGATATAGCCCCTTAAAGTTGCAGCACGAGTTTCTGCATGAGGTTCTTTACTGTGTCCCAGCACAGCTTCTGCTGAAGAGACTTTCTCCGGGTTATACTCTCCCCCTAATACTGACTGCATCTGATTTTGTGCAGCACCAGCAGTCCCTGCAAATACAAGAGCAAGTAAAGAAATTGTCAAAATATTACGGCACATAAAACCAGCCTCGTCGATGAGTATGCTGGAGATCTTATCACCCTCAGAATGACCACACAAACACTACTGCAATTGACGATATTTTAGGTTAACTTTTCAGCCCCATCGAGAATTTTACCCTGAACCTCAGAGTTAGTAGTCCGTATTTTCTCCAGTTGAGCTAGTGGCAAAAAAAGACCAGCGCTGAGTCGCTGGTCAGGGGTCATGCAGTTGTCTCTGCGTATGGGTGTTTCCCCACCCGAGTGTTGTAAGGGTATCGAGAGCATTATCGAATGCCACCTTAAAATTAGCATCCAAAGGCCAATCCAGACAAAATGGCAAGAGCTTTATGCTTCAATTTTGTGACGAATGAAATACTGGCGGGTGTTCTACGCAAACAAAAAGCCCCACGGTGTTAACCGCAGGGCTTGAAACGAAGGCAATAACCCATCGTTGGGATGAAATTAACACAGATTCGGGAAAAGTAAATAGCTAACGGTTGAAACGTAAGCTATTTCCGTGAGCGTTATCGTGTTATTTGCTTAAGCTGCGCTTCTGCCCAGGCTTCTTCGATATCAAATTTCGTGATCAGCTGGTCGTAAAACGGCTTAACCGACTTCTTCCACGTATCCAAGCTGATTGCATCAGTGATCTGGCAAACAGCTGCATAGGCCTCAGTCGAAGGGATACGCTCATACCCGCGCCCGCTGCAGCGCTTGCAGGTACTGAATACCGGTACACCCTGCATCTTCGTTTCCTTCTGGTTTACGGCTTTACCGCGCCCCCGGCAATCACTACATGCGCAGCTGACAACCTTCTTCCCTTTGCAGGCCGAGCACAGCACCCGTACCACTTCTTTCACCTGGCGCTTAACCTCGAAATCACTCGGCGACTGTTTAAGGTCTTTGGCCCATTGAGGGAGCCTCATAGTGTAGTGCGATTTCATGGTGAACACGTCAGCCTCGATAAATCCCTGCCCCGCGCAGCAATCGCACTGCTTCACGCTGGCGGCGCTGCGCGAATAGTCCTCAAACGCAAACGTGGCCAGCTGATGCATTACCAGCGGCTTCACCCCGTTGCCCAGCTTGCGCAGCGCTGCAACCTTGTCGCATTTGGTCAGTGCGTATTCGGCCAGCAGCGCGATCGCCTTCTCCCTGTCATTATGGCTGATCCCCATCTTACCGAGGAAAGCGCTATACCCCATGGCGGCGCGTTCCTGCGTCATGCCCATGGCTGCCATGATGTCCGTACCGGTCAGGGAATCTGATGCGGTGGCGCGCGGGGAGTCGCTGATCATCGTGGACTTTGCGTAGTGGTATTTCACTGTGTTTTCGAGGTTCATGTTGCGGCTCCTGCCCTCAGGTAAATGCGGATCAAGTTACGAAGGATGCGATAGTCCACCAGCACCGTTCCCGGGCGGCGATAAATGCGGAGGCGCAGCCAGCGCATGCGAAGCGAGTCAATCAGTTCTGGTTTCATGCTGCTACCTGTTTTTTCAGCGTACGTAAGTCTGCCAGGGCGGTGAGCCTGATTTTTTCAAGCTCTTCAACCGTCCAACGATGCGGGGTGTTGTTTCTCTCCAGTGCCAGAACCAGCTCTTCTCCATAGCGTTCCACAAGTGCGGCGCGATAGGCTTCAATGTTCCCAGATTTGTAGACGTTGCAAACGTCACACTGAAGATGGATGTTGATACGAGTAAAACGCAAGTGCCCTGCTGCAGCAGTTGTCCGGTAATGGCCGGCATGCCAGGCAAATGCTGTTTTAGTTCCGCATGATATGCACCCCTTACCTTCTGCGAGTTCGGTTTCCCTGCAAATGTCGTTAACGGCGCGCTGCGTCAGATCCACCCAGTGCTTAAGAGGCTTTACCGCGGCTTTCCTCTTGCGCCAGACAGCGTTTTCTTTTTTCTCGATGGCGCGCTGTTGGGCCAACTCTTTACGTTGAGACGCCTCACGGGCTTTTTTGGTCTGTTCTTTTCCGACGGCAGTAGCGCATTCGTAGCTGCATACCACCTGGCCGTCGCGAGCCGGGTGGAACCACTCGCGGCAGATCTGGTTTGCGCACTTACGGCGGGGTTTCTTAGCCATGCTCACCCCCAGACCTTTTGGCGGAACGTTCGCGGCGTTGGCTCGAGGTACTTAACCTCCTGCCGCTCTACGCTGACGGTCCAGGTAAGGTAATCGCGATTGAGGCTGCGTGTTACGGCTACCCCGCGGCGCTGGTACTGCCGCTGAAGTTCATCAGCTTGCTCGGTTGTGCATTCGGTGTAGTGGAACCATGATTTCGCCATCTGGTTATCCCCCGAAGCTCATCAACTGCGCGGCGGCGTTCTCGGCCTCGCGCTGGTCCCGGAATGCACGCGACAATATCCAACGCCACAGAACATCGAGCGCGGCCCTGTAGAGCTGCTGAAACTCGGTCTCGTCCATATTCGCGAAGGCTATGCTGCGTGGATGCTTGCGAAGGGTGCCATCAGGCAGCTGGATAGCGTCGTAATGCCCGGATTCGATTGTTACCCAAGCGCGATACGCGTCGAAGGACTTGCAGGCGCTGATGCTGCCAGTGCGCTTGTCGGCGATGCGTTCAAGATACTGCTCAGCAGCATCCAGCAGCGCGCCTTCGTTCCCGCCGTATGAAGCTAGGTATTTCGCATAGCCGGTCACCAGCTTGCGTTCGTTGGATGAGATGGCCCCGCCGGTTGGCTCCCAGTATTCGAAGCCGAGATTCAACAGAGCGAAGAAGCGACGATGAAAGGCCGGGTTACGGACCTGTTTGAAGTCGGCCACCAGCACGGCGCCGAGCTTGATTTTTGATTGCAGTAATTCGCTGGTCTCCGGCGTGGCGGGGATCAGGATTCCTGAGGATTGCTTGATGAGTTGTAACTGCGCCATGGTGTTCTCCGTGGCGCATCAGGTCAACGGGTGTTCAGTCCGTTGATATCATAATATCAGAGGGTTGAACGAGGCGGTAGCCAAGGCGGCGAAGAAAACGGGTTCCAGACGACAGATTGAAGATTCCCTCATCCTCCAGCAGCGGGCGGCACGACACCATCCCATTCCTGGTGTATACGAGACATCGGCCCTCAAACGGCATGGAGCCAATAAGCTTGCCGTCTGAACGTCTGATAATGTCGTACCAGTCATCCTGCTCCTGCTTTTCTTTCACATCAACCTCCTCACTTTGCTATCCACAAATACGCTCTCCCGGCTGAGAGAAATCCTCTTCTTAGTGCCAAAATAACAAATGGCGCAAATTTCCTAATAGGTTCGCCGGAAGAAAAATTCATTTTTTCCTGTAGCACTTAAACCATACAACAAAACACTGTATGTATAAACAGTATTAATTCATTTAGCTTAAGTATGCACATGAAATTCATGTCTGTGCAAGGCCATTCACATGATTGATTTGGATGTATTTTTACGCTAATTCCATGTAAAAACTGACCGTTATTTTTAACACTTACTCGGGGCGGAAAATGCTGGGGTAAATATCTGATTAGAAAATCCTCAGCCCTCTCAAACGCAGAGCAGGCCTGCGCCTGAGGGTATATTGCGGCGGTAACACATCCTGTCAGGTTGATAATTTTTTGCTTTGCTGTGACTATTATTTCATCGATTTCATAAATCAATATTCTTGTATCGATCAGTATTTTCGATCAGGTGTTGCAGCGGTCGCTATCCGGGCTGCCTAGAGGCGAGAAAAAGGTCTTTGGAGAGGCCCTAACTGTGTCGATAGCGCGAAGGCGTTTATTGTGGTTTGCGACTTAACGCAGGCAAACAAACCCACGCCAAGGCCAGGTTTGTTTGTTTCGTTTTCTTATTCAAGTGGAATAGGGTTGTACTTTAATATGGCTTTCTCTATCTGTTCATCAGAAGGCTCGTCGCCATGAACGCCAATCAAAAACCCACCTTTTTCTGGGTAAACAGTGCTAACTTTGTATGCAACATGCTTTACCCTGAAGCCAACTGTATTGGCGCCAGTAGGCGACATACCAGCCTTACTGTTGAAATAGTAAGTATCCTTACCTGGCTCAACTCGTCGTTTGGTCCCATCATGTCCTGCACCAAAAAGCAAAATGTCTTTCATCATAACGCCTCCTGAAAGGGGTCACCCTCTGCTTGAAGGGAGTGCAATGATTTAGACTACAAATTATAAGAATGGTTACAATACCCTCGGCTTATTCCATAATTCGAAATTAGGCCTGCGGAAGAATAACTGCTCTACCCTCCAGTTCAGCGATCCGCTTCTCTGCGTTTTCCAGTTTCGTCACCAGCGTATCCCGCGACTTCGTCATCTCGCGCAACGCCGCGGTGGTGCAGTCCAGCCGCTCCGCCAGACGGGAAACAATCTTCGCCATATCAATGATCGGCGTGTTGCTGCTCATCGTCTTCGAAAACTGATGGCCAACGGCCACCAGCTCTTTGTTGCTCGGTGAATCACTCATGTGATGCTCCTCGGTGCGTGTAACGTTCCATGTCAAAGTCGATAACTGCCCGCTGGTCGCGGAAGACGCCGCAGCGCCCGTGGCGGATAAGTTTCCCCTGCTCTACGGCAGCCCGGATGTATTTCTCGGCGGTAGTGCGGTGCAGGCCAAACATGGCGGCGACATCTCTGGTCGTTGCGCGGCCATGCTTTTTCACCAGCTCGATAATCCAGGCAATAAACAGGGTGCGCTCGTGTTGAGTTTTTGGTCTTGGCATATTCACTCCCTTCTCACTTCACAGCCCGCAAGTGCGATACGTTCCCGCGATAGCTTGCCCAGTCGAAATTGACCCAGATGCCGCCGTCCATCCGAAGGCGATCCACGACTCGCGCGCCGAGTATGGCCACCAGCTCGTCGTAATTCAGGTTGCTCAGGATGCCGACCGGCCGCATCGAGGAGAGCCGACGGTCGATCACCTGGTTGATGATCACCTTCTCGCCGCTGGAGCCACGCTGGATGCCAACTTCGTCCAGCACCAGGAGATCGACATTACACAGGTCGTTAAGTAGCGCTGATTCAGACTGCCCGCCGTCATAGCACTCGCGAACACGGAGCATCAGGTCGGGGATGGTCACTACCAGAACGGAGTGCCCGGCTGCCAGCAGATGGTTGCCGATGGCCGCTGCCAGGTGATTCTTACCGGTACCCGGTGCGCCGCTGAAGACGAAGCTCGCGAATCCGCTGCCAAAGTTGTGCGTGTAGCTCTTTGCCATGCTGTAGGCCTGACGCTGTTCAGGGCCTGATACTTCGTAGTTCGCAAACGAACAGCTGCGGTGCAGGGCCTGTATTCCTGCACGACCAAAAATCTTCTCAGACCGGGCGCGCTGGTTTTGCTTCTCGATTAGCTGGCAGTGTTTACGGCCCTCTTCCTGCTGCCATGCCTGCCATTCTGCAACGCTGTTGAATTTCGGCTGCACGCTGGCCGGGATAAACTTCCGCAGGCGTTCAAGCGCGCTGCCGGTGCAGATTGCGTTTTTCATCGTTACCCCCTGAAACCGTCTGGAATTGTTTTGTCTGGCTCAGAAATGCGATTGGGATCTCGCACACCAGCAGTTTTTGACCTTTGGATGCGGCTACGCGATTGCAGCAGGCTATCGGCAAACGCCATCTCCCATTGCTGCTGATGCTTTACCCGGCCATCACAGGACCAGTAATCACGGAACTGCTGAAGTTCTTCCACGGTGTACCCCGGCTCGGTACCGAGACTCTTACCCCAGAGCGTTGCGCGTCGGGCGAACTCAGGCTGTGGCATCCAGTCGCTGGTGATCGGGAATTTACCGATCGGTGGAAAAGCGGTAGCGCCACCATGCTGATACTCATCTGCAGGGGGATTTTCGTCAGGAGGTGAAAACGCCTCGCCCGCGTTATTCTCTCTCTCAGGTTTTATTCCTTTCCCTTCCTTTCCCTTCCCTTCCTTTCCGTCAGTGAGTTCTCCATGAGCATTCATTGAGTCCTCAGTGAGTGCTTCATGAATATTCTGTGAATTAGAATTATTGTTGCCTTTGGCATTCAATGAGTTGCCGCCGTCATGGGGTAAGGGTTCAGTGAGTGATGGCGGCAAAGGAATGTTTGAGTTGCTCGGCCGGTTAATTTTCTGATGTTTAAGAAAACCAGGTATCTGCAAATAGTGACTGCCATTCACTGAGTATTCAGTGAGTAGTCCGTGAGTTATCAGCTCCATGATCAATGGCTCGCAGTCGATGGTGTCAGCAGGGAATACCTGCATTTTGATGCGCTTTGGCGAGCGCTCCAGGCAGCCTTTATCATCTGCAAAATTGAACAGTCCGATGAACAGCAGACGTGCAGGGATAGAACACTCGACGATCTTCTCGTCAGTCCAAAACTCCGGTTTGACTGTTCTGATGCGAGCCATTTACTTCTCCCGATATTTACTTGCTTCACTTGCCCAGGCATACTTACCTCGCAATTACTTTCCGTTTTTGCACCTGAAGGCCATTCTGTTCGCGCAGAGTGGCTTTCGCCTTTTTATAGCCCGTCATACCGCCCCCAACATCGTTGTAACCATCGCCATCAAAGGCGCCACAGAGTCCGGTCCATCCAGGTAGAAGCTGGCGACAATCTTTTCGCTGATCTCCTTCAGCCGAACCTGCTTTGGTGCCTTGAGCATGACAGCCTGAATGGCTTCAGCGTCTTCCTTCACCGTTTTGGCAATTCGAAGCGCAACATCATCGAGCCGAACAACGCGATCGCGATACGCCAGGGGTAACGCCGAGATAATCGCTGGGGCCAGCAACTCAACGTTCGAGCGGTATGCTGCCGAGTTTTCTTTGTTGTCTAACCAACGAAACATCTTCACGTTCCAAACCCCAGGCTGAACGTTGAGATCAATGCCTTCAATCATCATCTCTTCCGCTACTTCCTTGATTTGTAGCGCAACGACCAGACGCCCCTCGGCTGCAGCCCAGGCACGGACAGCTGTACATAAATTACGGTGGTCAACGTGACCAGCTGACTCTTCGCTTTGGTGATACTGGAATATCAGGCGCTCTGTCGGCGCTCTGTTATTCTGTTGAAAAGAAAGTGTTTGCATTTTTAGTGCTCCTACTTTGGTAAACCATCAGTGGGATTCGGGTAGAGATCTGGGCGCAGTTCGTGGGGAGTTACGCCGGTGGCCGCGTAAATTTGCAGGACGCGATCTGCAGGAACGACACCTCGATAGCGATTTCGCCAATGGCTAACAGTCATGGCGCTTACGGTTAGTAATTCGGCTAAGCGGGTGGCGGTTCCTGCTTTGGTAATGGCTTTATCAATAGCTTTCATAATTGGCTCCAGTGGCAACGATCCAATTAAACAAAATGTTTATTAATAAGTCAACATTTTGAATATTGAGCTAATAAACTTTTGGTTTAGAATTCGTCTATGAAAGAAAAAACTCATCAGATTAACCACCCGCAAGTTCAAAGGCTTAATGAGATCCTTGAACTTAAGAATTTGACCAAGTCAGACATGGCACGCATTTGTGGAGTCAGTGCTCAGTCGGTCAATAACTGGTTCGTTCGTGGGACGATCGGGAAAAGCTCAGCCATAAAGCTGGCGGATGCGCTTGGGGTAAGCCTTGAGTGGATTCTAGGCCAAGAAGTTGGTGAGAAAGATGGGCTCAAACCTGACGAACAGCGCCTGCTGGAACTCTATCGCCAGCTGCCGGAGGAAGAGAAACAGAACATGCTTCGCATCTTCGCGATTCGCCTGAAAGAGCTGGACGAGTTGTATGAGAGGTACATGAAAGGGCGGATTAGATCGCTGGGGGATGAGTAAGCTGCCGAGCTAAGCTAAACAGTTATTGGACAACTGAAAAAACACATATAATAAAAAATCCTTTAAATTCATTAAGTAAGTCAATGTTATCATCGCCAAATAAAATTTGTCATTTCACAGCAATAACAAGGATTATTAATGTCGGAGATTACAGAAGTATCATTACCATCAACCAAGCCTAAGTTAGTCACTCTTCGTGCGTTCGAGATTAAGAATACCTCATTATCTAAAGCTTCTAGTGACGCTAAGGTGACCTTAATTAAGAAACTTAACGACATTAAACAGGCAAAGGATAGATGTATGATCCTTAACCCTGAAGATAAAAATCAGGAACGTGATGTTATATCTTACTTCAAAGAGTCATCCCAAAGTGGCACTGTTTTCTGTACAATGTTAAGAATCACTTCTGATAAAGACGTTCAACACATAACAGATAGTTTATTTGAAAAAGAAATTTTTTCGATTGATGATATTGAAACTTCACGTATAGATGCTTCTGCAATATGTAAGAGTCATTATTATTTTTCTTTGAATGACAACTACTTAGTTACCAATCTCCCACTAAACAAAACCATTATCAGGCTGCAAACATACCTTAGCTGGTTTTTAAACAATGACTTACTGGAATTTACTCCGTTGATTTCTGCAAAGGATCAAACAAAGCTAAGTGATTTAAAAGCCATAATTGTAAAAGACCCTGACCCCATAAGCCCATCATCAAAAGCTGGCCTGCTTACTTCACCTGCAGGAAATACATCAGTTGCAACAGCCGAGAGCCAAAAATCCATAAAATTAACTCAAAAAGTTTTTGATATTCTTAAAAGCTCTATGTCTGATACCGCACAATTAGATGAATTAGCTTTAAGTCAAATGATCTCAGCAGAGCTTTTAATTAAATTTAAAAAGCCAAGAAAAATGACAGATGATGAGTATAAAAGAGCGCTTGGGGCGTACTTAAAACCTGTAAGTGATTTAGATAATGTTTCCTTCAAGCGTAAGGACAACAAAACAGAAATAAAGGGGAAAGATTTACTCCTTACTAAGTCTGTCAGTATCGAAACGACACAAACAGGTAAGCTAGTAGAACACCAATTGCTACAAGAAATGAGTAAGTTTCTGGTAGAATTGAAAAATGATAAAGCTATTTGTTAGTACACTCATCATCCTACTGGTGACACTAGTTGCCAGTACAATCTGGTCAGTCCGACCGGATAGCTTTTTCGCATCTACTGTTTTCACCGTTGCAGGTATTATGTTCTCGATTGGACTAGGTTTGATTGTCACATTCAACCCTGCCGGGGTGAAAAATCAATCCTACCTCCGTTCCATTCGCGCAAACGTAGCCACTGTCAGAAACTCGTTTCTTATAAACTTCGGGCTCACAACAATTTACTACATTGTAAATCAATATGTTGCTAAATTTGAATATGCATTTTCTCCGTTTTGGGACATTTCAATACGCTTTAGTGCGTCTATTTTTCTATGTTTATTGATGCTTTATTCTTCAGTGTATTTTATTATTAATTTCATAGCGTTACAGAAATTAAATAATGATATATTTGATGTAGTTAACAAGGAATCAGATTAACCAGCTCCGCCACCTTCTCAAACACCTCATCCCTAACACCATCGCTCTTCTGTATCCCACTCTAACCAGTTCGTTGATGATAGTCGCCCGGTTTATGGAATTTTTGGCTGATACCAGGCCAATCACTGCCGCGCTGAGCGTTTATCCCACCAACGCAGTTTGCTGGTCTTAGTTCTTCATAGTTTTGCTCCGCTGTGCCCTCTGAAAGGTTAACATCAAGTGAAGTACATACTTAATGCCTGCTCCTCACCCTGAACCCAGCCCTTCTGCTGGGATTTTTTTGCCTGCAAATCACAAATCGTCCTTTTCACAATCGCCACATAAACATTTTGTTTATTGATAATTACTCATTTTGTTGACAGAAGTTTAAACATTGTGTTTAATCTAATTCACCAATACGCACCACAAACCACCCAGGCATGGAGCCCACGAAGTAGCCGCCGACGGCATACGAAAAGTCGGATGAGGTGGAGTGATTAACGCGCATCAGGTTAAAGAAATGTTCCGCCAGCCTGGCGACAAGGGCAAACAGGTGATTGAGATGAAAATTAATCCAGCAGTACCAAACAGCGGCCGCGCCGTTCCAATGCGTAATCAGCGTACCGGCGCAGCATGGCTGGTCTCTTTTAACTACAGCGAAGGCATGTACTGGCACGAACCGCAGGGCAACTTGCGCCACATCCGCCGCCCGTATGCCTCACGCAATATTGAACCGCATCTGGTTCTGGCAGGTACACACTGATGGGCACCTTATTCGCTCTCGTCCTGACCATCGGCATGACCAATGGTGAATTTCAGGATGTCGTTCTCGATGTTTATGACAGCCAGCATCAATGCGAGCAGGCCGCCATCGAACAGAAGGTTTCTGGGGATTGCTACCCGGTAGAACGGATTGTCCGCAGTGACGAAGTGCCAGCGGAAACCACGGTTAAGTTCTGAGGAGATGATGATGCAGAAGACATGCGCTTACTGCCGCAAGCCAATCGAGCAAGGAAAAGAAGTTAAAAGCGTATTGATCTTCATCCGCGGCGCCCAGCTGGCGCGCGAACAACGTGATTACTGTTCTACGCGTTGCGCTTCGTACGACCAGATGGCCCACGAAGCCTAACGTAAAACCCGCGCAAGGCGGGGTCTACGTCCGGTGCCACCGACCAAAGTACACCGGAAAACTACTCAAAACCAAAAACACACCCAATGGGCGCTATCTCTGGCCCGGGGATCTTACATCCAAAAATGAGGATCTGACATGGAATTTTTCCATCTGCTTAAGGCCAGTCAGAAGTCTGGCAAGAAAGATGCGGTGATTTGGTTCACTGCGAAAAGTGCAGCGCGCGCAAACCTGCAGCTGGATGTCGCGCTGGAAGACGCCGAAATCGAAACTGGTCGCGGTAAGGACTACACCAAGCCGATCCGTACCGACATGCCTATTGTTGAAGACCTGCCAGAAGAAGGCGTGATTGATTACACTTGGTGCGAGCGCTACACCCTGGCAGAAGACCAGCGCACCTGGAACGTGATCCCGGGTGCCGCCTCTAAGAGCGAAACCACCATCGTCCCGGACAGCGCCACCAGCGATGAGAATCAGCCGGTCGCGGCGGTAACCGCCACTGATACCGCAGATGTGGGCAGCACCTCCCTGCTTGAAAATCGCACCCCGGCAGTCCGCTTCGCCGTCCATCTGTTGGGTGACAAGTACCTTTCGGAAATCACCCAAGAGCAGCACATCGTCGCCAACGAACTGGCGACCGATGAGGGAAATGTTTACTTCCAGTGTCTCCTGAAGGCCAAAAATGACGTTGCTGATATTAGCGATCTCAGCCTGCATGCTGAGTGGAAGCTGGTGCAGGCCGTCAAAGAAGTTTTCCCTCAGGGCAAAGAACACGAACACGAGTTGTTTGCCGCCTTCATGTCGAGCTGGATTAAGGCAGAAGCTGGTGATCGCAATCAGCTGGTTGAAGACTGGAAGAGTGGAAAGCTCCCGTCCAGGGATGAGCCTTACTGGTATGAGAACGGCCTGAGGGTACTCAAAAACGGCGATGAGTTTACTCGTTACGCAGTATGCAAACTGCCATTCCGTCAACAGCTGCTGGCTCAACTGACGGTGGACGAACTGCGCCATCATGTCACCCGCGGCGAACATGCGGAACTGTATGCGCTGGAAATGGATACCGACAACAGCTATGTCCAGACGCTTCTGCTTGCTGCTGAAAGCTGCGCTGAGATTAAGGCTTTCGATATCAAAGACCTGTGGCGCTATACGAATGCTATTCGAAAAGTGTTCAGCATGGATAAGCGCCATGAGCTGGCTCTGCTGCTGCAGTTCACTAAAGCCTTTGTAGCCACCCCATATATTGACCGCGGGATCCTGACGCGCGAATGGGCCGCAGGTAACCGCATCAGCCACGTGCAGCGCACTGACGCAGGCACCAATGCCGACGGCGGGTATGTAACTGACCGCGGCGCAGATGCGCATCACACCCTGGAAACGCTGGATATGGAGATCGCCTGTGCCCTGGACAAGGATTGCACCCACCACTTCGACATCTCATCAGGCGTAATACGTCGCGCCAAAGAAATCATGGCGACCAAAGAAGAACCATGGAAGTCGTGGAGCAAAATCCTGCGCAACCAGCCTGGCGTTCTGGCAGTGAACCGCGCGGCCATCTTCAACCTGGTTCGCATTGCGCCGGTAAATATTTACCAGGACCCGGTTGCCCATCTGGAATTCGTTAACCGGACGATGACGGCAGTTTTCTGCCAGGCGACAGAGCTTCTTCCTCTGCCGCGCATCGAATCAGAAGAGGACACTCCAGCCGCCGAACAGCAACACGCATTGCCGAAATGGGTAGAAGCCGGTGAGCAAAAACTCGCTGATGAAGATGAAGCAGAAACGCAGACCCTGCCTAAGTGGGCGAGTGCTGCCGACACCCAGCCGCAGGTCGCCAACCTCGGCGGCGGCGTATTCTCTATCGATAACCTTATGGGTGGAAATGCTGACCCGGTCATCAATCCCCCCTCAAATGCAGTCGAAAAAACGGAAAAAGTAACGGAGACCAACAGCGATGTGCAGATGGAAGAGACTCACCCGCAGGAAGGAGAAGCTGGTGACGCGTTACCACCAGGCGAAAGCGCTGATGCAGCTGATACGCAAGCAGATGCCCTGAATTCGTCCGAAGTTCTGGCCGCCGCAGCGCCGAGTCTGGCTAACCAGGAACAGGCCGATGTGAACCAAAATGCGGAAAATGCGCATCAGGATGACGATTTTGCGCATCAAAACACACCAGAAGTGAATCAGATAGAGCCAGAAGCGCATCAGGCCGAACCAGAAGCCGAATACCCAGCGTACTTCGAACCGGGCCGCTATGAGGGTCTGCCGAATAACGTTTATCACGCAGCGAACGGGATCAGTTCGACCCAAGTGAAGGATGCCCGCGTCAGCCTGATGTACTTCAACGCGCGCCATGTCGCCAAGACCATCCCGCGCGAAGGTTCCAAAGTGCTGGATATGGGTAACCTGGTGCATGCGCTGGCGCTGCAGCCGGAAAACCTCGATGAGGAGTTCAGCGTGGAGCCGGTGATCCCGGAAGGGGCATTTACCACCGCGGCGACCCTGCGCGCTTTCATCGATGAGTATAACGCCAGCCTGCCAGCACAGCTGAATGCTGACGACATCAAGGCGCTGCTGGAAGAGTACAACGCCACCCTGCCCGCGCCGGTGTCGATGGGCGGCAGCCTGGAGGAAACAGCGCAGAGCTATATGACGCTGCCAGCTGAATTCCAGCGCATTGAGGCTGACCAGAAACAGACTGCTGCCGCGATGAAAGCCTGCATTAAAGAGTACAACGCCACCCTGCCCGCGCCGGTGAAAACCAGCGGCAGCCGTGATGCACTCCTCGAGCAGCTGGCGATCATCAACCCTGACCTGGTGGCGCAGGAAGCGCAGAAACCTGCACCACTGAAAGTGTCCGGCACCAAAGCGGAGATGATCCAGGCGGTGAAGTCCGTTAAGCCGGATGCGGTATTTGCTGACGAACTGCTGGATGCGTGGCGCGAGAACCCGGGCGACAAGATTTTAGTTACTCAGAAGCAGATGCAAACGGCGCTGGCCATTCAGAAAGCACTTCACGATCACCCGACTGCCGGGAAGCTGCTGCTGCACCCTGATCGCGCTGTTGAAACGAGCTATTTCGGTATTGATGAGGAGACCGGGCTGGAAATCCGCGTGCGCCCGGATCTGGAAATCGACATCGACGCCGTACGCATCGGGGTCGACCTGAAAACCATCAGCATGTGGAACGTGAAACAGTCCGGCCTGCGTGCCCGTCTGCACCGCGAAATCATCGACCGCGATTATCACCTCAGCGCGGCCATGTACACGAACACCGCGGCGCTGGACCAGTTCTTCTGGATTTTCGTTAACAAAGACGAGGGTTATCACTGGATCGCCATCGTTGAAGC